CCTTGGTGACCTGCCTGCGAAGCTTCTTGTCAATGTCATTCAATTCTTTAAGAGCCTCTTTGAGACCAACGACTTCCATGCCAAATTCAGCGGCCACGTTTACTCTCCTTTGCTCTCTGCTTCAGCACATCCAACATGGTGTGCAGCTCTTGTGTATCGAATGGGATTTGGTGAGGCCAGAAACCCGTCTCAACTGCTAACTCGCAGATGGTTCGGAGGTAACTGCCTCGTCCGTAGGGTTTGCAGCGTCCTCACCTACAACGTCAACGGACACAAGGCGCTTGATGTAATCATCAAAGACTGCTGGAACGGTGATGCCGCTTTGCTTTGCGCCTTCGAAGGCTAGGAAGGCGAGGTGTTCCATTGCGACACCGGAGGAAAGTTCTGAAGCGCGAATCTTGAACTTTCTCTCTAGTGCCACGATGGAGAACAGATTGGTGGTGACCTGATAGGTCTGACCGTCAGTCTGTTCGACTGCGAGTGTGATCTTCATGTTGTTTCTCCTGAAGGTTTACGGGTTTACGGTGCGGTTACGTCACGAACCCATGTGCCACCTGTGAAGGTGACCTCAACGGTGGCAAGTTCGCCCACGGTTGAGTTGATTGGGGTGAAGTCGCTGAGCATGCAGTTGGTGATGATGTACTCAGGGTTAGAGGCTGATTCCGTGGTTCCTGATGGTGAGATGGTCAACACGGTTGAACCTGTGCCCACGCATGAAGCAAGGATTGCCTCGACCTCTGAAGCGCCATAGCTGAGGAACAAAGTCATCGAGACTTCAACGGACTGAAGACCGCCAGTGAAACGGTGACCGGTGTCGCCAAAAGCGGTGGACTCAAGCGAGTCCTGACCGATGGTGAGAGTCACAGCGTTTGCCTGGTCTGAAAGGTCAGTGGTGGTTGCGCCCTGCGTGAGGTTGATTGTGCAATTTCCGAGGAATGTGGTCGTAGCCATTTTGGCTCCTTTTGGTTAGTTGCGCCGTACGGCTACGGCAACGGTTAAATCATAGGAAGGCAAATCTTGCCCTCCGATGGATACGAGGCCCGGACGTAAATCCGTGACCGCGATGGGTGAGTTCATTATCTGATCTGAAATTTGCATCAGGTAATCGCCTGCGTCTTGGTTGCCCGGAGGCGGTGCCAAAACACGAAGTCGAAGAGTGATGTTGCCCACGTTGTATGTAAACGAGTCAACGGTGGGTAACTCAATAAGAACAGACAATGGGCGAGCGTTGCGAGGGTCTGTGATTGGCACAAGGTTCAAGGCAAGCAGCTGCGTTTTACACGCAGTCACAGCCTCATACAAGATTCCTGAAGAACTCACGCGACTTGCGCCCTGCCACAGCCCAAGAGCTGCATGATGCGGTGAAGAGTGACTGGTTGAGCAAGGTTGCCCATGCCGTCAAAAGCGCCGTATGCGTCACCGCTGGTTCCGCGTTCACGGTAAAGCGTTGCTGCATACATCGTGGTGCCTAACTCAACGTCTGCTGAAGGGACGGTGCCCTGCAGATCGGTGTATCCAGCCTCACGGCGTTTACGGAAGCACCAAGCGTTAGCAGCACTGACACACTTAGCCACAAAGGCGGTGTCGTTAGCGGTTGCCACGTCAATACCAAGCCACGAAAGCACAAGCGCTGAAGTAGTCCAAGTGATTGTCTCGGTAAACGTCAGGGTGCCAGCAAGAGCTGCATACGCCTCATCATCGGGCTGACCAGTGACCGCATACAAAACCTGATTAAGTTTCGGCACGTCATAGTTGAACTCGAGATAGCCCTGCTGGTCTTTCCCGATGTACTCCCACTCTTCAACGCTAATAACGGTGAAGGTGCCGTTGAACTTTGCGCCAGCCCCTGCGACAACGATGCTGTCACCGGGCTGAACCTCGGAAGGGGTCAGGGTCTGTACGGCTGACACATCATCAAAGTGAAAACCATGAGTGATTGTGTAAACAGACATACAGACCCTTTCCCGACTACCTAGTTATCAGGCGAAGGTGAACTTGACGAACTTTGTCTCGTCAATCATCAACGCTGCGAAGTAACCGCGGAGAGCGATTGTGCGCGACAGTGTCGATGGTGACTCGATGGACATGGTGCCCTTTTGCTGTTCGAAGAGTTCGTAACCCGAAGCGTCGCCGACGATGGCGGTGCCACTGGCGAAGTTGCGGTCAACAACAACAGACAAGCCAAAAGCGTTACCGCCGTACGAGTTCACACCAAGATCGCCGTATGCGTTCATTGGGCCCACCTGTGGGAACAACGGACGGTTAGCGGTGTCGGCAAGCGCGATGAGGTTGCGCCAGCGGTCTGGTGAAACGAACAGGTGAGTAGGCAAGTTGCCGTTTGAAGAGCTCAAGATTGTTGATGCTGCTTCAGCAATTTCTGCTGACCAAACTTCAGGCTTAGCCACGTCTGCAAGAGCAAATGCTTGTGTGACGGTTGCGCCTGCGACCAACTGGTCAGCGGCGTAGTTGTCGGTTGCGTTCGCGTAGATACGGCCCATGTCGTCAAGAACAACCTGAAGGATTGAAGGGTCACTCCAATCGATATCGGCTTCACTGATATTCACGTAGCCACCGAAAATTTGCTTGGTGCATTGGTTGTTAAACACAACTAAGGTACCAGCGGTTGGAGCCTGCTCACCGATAGAAGCACCGATGCTTGTGTGCGTGGTGACCTCAGGACGGATGAAAACCTTGCCGCCTGCAGGCATTGCACGAACGCCGATTGCATCAACTACTGGACGACGACCGATGAAGTTGTTGTAAACAGGCTGAAGGATTGGGGTTGGCAAGATGCCGGGTGTGTCGGTTGTGACGATGTCAGGTGCAGCTGCGCGGAGTGCTTCTGACATTGCGCGCCACTGATCGCCACCTGAAATGGCAGCAGCGATGTACTCGACTGCTGTCGGAAGTGGGGTCTCGCGACGTGCTGCCGCAAAGATTGGTGCTGTTGGAACAGTTTCAGCCGAAGCCTCAACCGTTGGGGTTACTGCAGACATGATTTCCTCCTCAGGAATGTCTAGGGGTTGGGGTTCGACAACTTCTTCTTCCGATTCTTCATCGGGCTGGGAAGCAGCGATTTCTGTGATGACAGCATCCGAGAACGCTGGCATAGCGACAAGTGAGATTTCTGCGAGAGAAGCCTTCGAGACAACCATTGTCCCGTTCTTGTCGTACTTAAACTTGATTGGAATAGCGCCAACACTTACGGAGTCGTAAGCGCCAGCCTTAACCAGTTCAATGGCCTCATCAGAGGCGCGAGTCTTTGCAAACTTTGCTGTAAACAAAAGACCCTCTTCGGCTTCAACGAGTTCGGTGACAACACCACGCAGCTGCGTCATGTCGTGACCCTCAAGAAGTTTCGGAGCCTTTGCGTTTACGTCAAAAGCGCCACGGCGAAACATGACAGATTCACCCGAGGACACTGTCGCTGGAGTGTCCCAAGGAACGGCCACGCCCGTGATGGTACGGGGGCTGTCCTCGCCAGCGGCAGCGTCCAAGGTGACTGGCACAGCTACAAACTCAATCTTCACAATTCATCATCCGTTTCATTGTTGGGCATTCCACTAGGGGAACTGTCTTCAGATCCTTCGTAGTCCTCAATGTCAAACTCGACATAGCGGTTACGGGGGAGAACTTGGGCGCTTGAAAGGGTCTGCTCAATAGCGTCCATGTAGATACGAGCGCCAAAAAGATACAGATCCTGACGCGCTTGCTGTGCGTTCTGATACGTCATCGAAGCGCCCTCGGTTGGGGCAGACACAAGATAGGCAGGCACTGAACACAGGCGAGCCATTTCCAGACTTTGGTACTTGCGCTGATCAGCAATGACTTCCTGGGGGTTCTGTGCAAACTCACGAAACTGAACCTGACGCGACAACGCACCAATGGCGTTTTGTTTACGGGCTGCAGCCCACGCCGAAGCAAGAGAACCAAGATCATCACCGGACATGTCCTCGCCGTCAATCTGCTGAAGATAACCGGGCACGGTTTCAAGGCTGGCGTAACGGTCAGCTGCCTGATCAAGAAACAATGAAGTGTTGATGGCGCGTTGGCCAATCTTCAAGATCCCTTCGATTGGCGATAAAAATTGTATGACGTTGCCGACATCCAAGGGATTTCCGTTGAACTCAAGCTCTTTTGATGGCCCGTAATACTGAGGCATACCTGTTTGCTCGGTGCTTGAAATGTTTGCAGCTGGGAGCCATGTAAACGAAGCAGGCAACCCAGTGGAGTATCGCGTAGTGACGTAGGCGTACGCCGCGCCATAGAAAAACATGTCCGAAAAGATGTTTACAAAGAAGAACGAACGTGAGACCTTGGGGTCAGGGGTTTCCATCCAAGGCTCAAGAGGCAGATAAACCTCGTCATAGTCAGATCCGTTCCACTGCTTTGAGTAGTGCTTCAACCCGACAGAGCCAATAATGCCAGCAAGAAGATCTCGAGAACGGGAAACCGTGGGAATGCTTAGCGCACGAACCTCAGCGGAACCAGTGGTGTACTGGATGAAGTTGCCGATATAGGACGCGCCTGCAGCCGCCTGCACTGGTGCAGAGGCGAAAGAGGCCGTGTCAACTTTGCGTGAGAAAATACCCATCCACTCGGAGTCTTACACAAGATTGTTGCAAATGCAACTATCTCGAAGAACCCATTGTTGGTTTATTTCCGTGTCC